ATTATAATAATTAATTAATAATTATTATAAAAATCAATTTTAATTATATATGAAACGTATCGCAATTTGTTATTCAGGACTTACTAGAACATTTTCGATTACATATGAAACACATCAAAAATATTTATATGATTTGTTAGAAAAAAACAATATAGGATATGATAAATTTTTACATACTTGGCAACATCCAACAAATAATATAACAAATTATGAACAATTTAATTTTAAAAATTTTATAATTGAAGATCAAACTGATGTAATTAATGATATTGATAATAATTTTTCAGAATATTGGTATAAACATATATTTGATAAAAATGGTGGTGATTCTTATGAAGAATGGCTTCCAGATAGGTTAAAAACTTTTTTATATGGAATGACAAGTTTAAAACGTGTTACTCAAATGTGCATTGATTCTGGAATTAAATATGATTATATTATCTATATGAGACCTGATTGTATTTTATTTGGTGATGTACCATTTAATTTTATTAATATGGATGATAATAGTATTGTTATACCAAGAGAACATTGGGGATCAAAAAATCTATTTGGTGTTAATGATGTAATAGATATTGTTCCTTTTAATAAATGTCGAAATTTTGGATTTAGAATTGATGAAACAAAATATTATAGGAAAAATATTGGACGTTTAGGAGGAGAACATTATGTTGGATGGATTGTTCAAAAATATTTTACAAATATTATTTACAGTGATGTTAATTTTTTTATTAAAAGATAAATTCTCATAAAAACACAAAAATACATTTATATACAGTATATCCACCAAGTATAACAGTTCCCAACATCGATCCAAACATTCCAACTATTAATATATTTAAACATATTTTATCACCACAAGATAATGTATGATTTCCATTTTCATCAATATCTATATAATATCTGATATCGTTACGCATAACTTTTATATAATTAAATCTTTATATAAAACTTATTAAATTTATAACTTCTTTGCAGCAGTTGATACTGCTGATGCAGCACTAGATGCGGTCTTTGATGCTGATGATGTGACTGCTGTTAAGTTAACTCTTTTCTTTCCGAGTAAGGCTTTGAGTACTTTTCTGACAACTGTCCATGCGAGTGCGAAGACTACGGCGTGGACAGCTACTTGGGTGCTGACAGTTCCAACTGTTACAACATCATACCATGATGAACCAGCTGGGTTAGGGACTGTTAAGAGAACGCCTGGTGATAATGCGATGAATAATACTGCGAGTGCGACAAGCCAAGGAACACTTTTTGAGGAAAACATATATATATATATTAAATGTATATATTTTTTATAAAACTAAATTTTATTTAGACTTTTTTGGCAACATTTGAAACTGCGGTTCCAACTTTTTTAACAGTTTTTGAGGCAGTTGCTTTTAATACAGATAATAATGATTTACCTGTTTTTTTTGCTTTTCTTTGTTCCTTTTTGATAAACTTACTTACTATGTGCATGACAATCGCGAATATTAAGCCATGAACGATGAGAGGAACCCATGGTACTGCTCCATTACTGAAAGCGGGTCCGATTGTTATTCCAGTTAATGTCCATGAAGGAATAGTTACTAATACTCCTGGTGTTAATAATACGAATAAAAGGAGAGATGCTATAAACCATACAGTGCTTTTTTCAGTCCACATATTATATATAAACTATAGTGTAAAAAAATTTTTATTATTTTTAATTACATTAGTTAAAATATATAACAAGACTAAATATATTCCTGTATGAGTTAAAACTGATGGAATACTTGTTTCCTTTGAAAAGAATATTCCATCAAATTTGGGTGGTAATGTTACTAATAAACCAGGTGATAATGCAAAGAATAATAATAATGCAACCATTTGAATTATTTCACGATCATTTATTATTGTATTATTTGTTGTATTATTTGTTGTATTCTCTTTTGTTTTCTTGATTGGGTCAAAAGAAACTATTAACATAGCTAATACTAAAGTGTGTAAAATAATAGAATAATAGTTTGTTTGTCCTGATAAAAAGAATCCTCTGCTACCTGGGTATAATGTTAATAAAAATCCAGGACTTAATAAAAAAAATAATAATGTATATGCTAATATTTTGATACTCATATAATATAATTATATATTTAATATTAAATTATTAATCTTATTATATACACCTATATTCGGAGGAATTTGTAATTCCCAATCTACAAATGAAATAATTTCAAAATATTTTTTAATTATTTCTGGCATATTTTCTTTATCCTTTTCTTTAAGAATATTTAAATCATAATAATGATCATTATTATTTTTATTCTCATAGTAAGACCATGATTTTTGCTGAAATGCAAATTTTATTTTAACATCATCTTGGCTACACATAACACTCCACAAAATAATTCCAAATGCTTCTAAATCCATACGATATGTATTATAAGATTTATCTGGGTGACATCCCAAAGAATAATAATAATATCCGTCATATCCAGCTTCTCGACAAATTGTTGATAAATCAGGTTTTTTAATTGTTTCATAATCACATATTTTAAATAATATATTTGCATCTTCTTTGAATAAAACATTTTGTAATTTAATATCTCCATGTATTAGACATCTTTCTCGGTGTAAAAATTTAAGAAAATTACACATTGACATTAATAATCTTGAAAAATTATCTTTTGCAAATTTCATGTTTTTTCCGATGTCATCAGTGTATAGTTCAATAACATACCAATCATAATTACCATAACGACCTCTAAATAAAGTTTCCTCATTTGGTATATTTAAAATATATGCATTATTAGATAGAGTATGTTTAATAATAGTTTGAGATTCATCATCAAAACGTATATCTTTTAATTTAATTGCCCATAATGATTTACCATATAATTTTTTGATTATATCATCATAGTCTGTGATTGTAGTACATACTTCATATATGTATCCGCCATTATGACCAGAAATAAATTTTATTATCTTCCATTGGCCTATCGTATCTCCAACAGAGAAATTCATTGTATACTATAAAGAAATAAATAATTATAATAATTATTTATCAATTATTTTTATCAATCATTATTTATTAAGAAAAAACTTTATTAATTTATCGGCATCTGTAGTATTAAAATTTATTTTTTCATCATTAAATATTTTAGCTAATAGAGCAGTAACACTATCTAATCCACCTATTTGTATTTTATCTAAGAATATTTGAGGAAAAGTATTCATATCATTTTGTTTTTTATATTTTTCTTTTTCTGATTGACTTACTTTAACAATCTTTGGTTTATAAAGTTTTAATAATGATTCTGATTTCATACTGTAAGGACATCCCTCGAGTGAATAAATAATTAGTGACATATATTATATATTATATTATTTTATTTTATTTCTTGTAATTCATTTCTAACAATTGATAATAAATAACCCATTCTATTTTTTCCTTTTCCATTTCTTCCAGTTCCCCAGTATGAATCCCACCAAGATTTTTCTTTTAATACTAGATTTTGAGTTTTAATTAACATTTCTTTTAATTCTTTATTTTGATTAAATTTAGATCTTAATCCAACTAATATAATTTGTTCTTTTACTTCTTCCCAATCATTTCTAAAATGTTCAGTTTTAGTTCTTCCTAATTTTTTAGCAACTGTTGGACTATTCGCATTTTTAATTTTGTCTTGTAATATTTTATCAGTTGGAAATTTTTGAGCTTGAAAATAATGTTCTACTGATTTCCATTCAATACCATCAATAATCATTTTAGATAAATAAAAATTACTAAATTCATAATATGTGTCTGTTTTAGATGAAAATTCTATACTCATTATATATATATTTTTATATATTTATATATTATATGACTAAAATAGGAATTCATATTTTTCGTAGAGATTTAAGAATACATGATAATGTAGCACTATATTTACTTTCTAAACAAGTTGATAAAATTATCCCAATATTTATTTTTGATCCTTTTCAAATTGATCATACCTCTGAAAATTCAGCATATCGTTCAGACCCAGCAGTTAAACTAATGATTGAATCATTAGAAGATTTAAATGATGAATTACATAAAAACGGTTCAAAATTATTTTATTTCTATGGTGATCCATCCAATGTTTTAGAAAAATTAATTAAACAAATTAAACCAACATCTATATCATATAATGCCGATTTCAGTAAGTACGCATTAAAAAGAGATAAAGATATGGACAATATCATAAAGCATCATTCTGTAGAATGTATTAAATTTATGGATGATTTATCACTTAGTAAAACAGAAGATTTTTTAAAAAATAAAGTAGATCAACCATTTAAAGTTTTTGGAGCATATTATAAACATGCTGTTAAAGTAAAAGTTAGAAATGAAGTTGGAAAGCCTAATAATTTTATAGGTTCATCAACCTCTATAACAGGACAATACAAAAGTGATATAAATAAGTTCTTTCACAACAATACAAATACATTTGTTCCAGGTGGGAGAAAAGAAGCATTAAAAATCTTAAAACATATTAAAGATTTTAAACATTATGAAAGAGATAGAAATGATTTACATTATAATACAACTCATTTATCAGGATATCTTAAATTCGGTTGTGTATCTATGATTGAAGTTTATAATGCAATGAAAAAGATATCAACAGATTTATTAAAACAATTATATTGGAGACAATTCTTCTTCTTACTTGCACGTTTTAATTATAATCAATATGGCCATGTAGATGAATTCTTCTCAAAAATCAAATGGCGTAATGATTTGAAAGAAGCAAAAAAACTATGGGAAACAGCAACAACTGGATTTCCAGTTGTTGATGCAGCAGTTAGACAATTAAAAGCTGAAGGATTTATGCATAATCGGGGTAGATTAATTGTATCAAGTTTTGCTGTTAAGATATTACAACAAGATCCATTTGAATGGAGATCATATGGAGGACAATTTGTCTTTAGTAGATTATTATATGATAATTGTTATGGAAATAATTATGGAAATTGGAATTTTACAGTGGGACCATATGATTTAGGAGGATTTAGATTTGGAAGAGCAGGAACAAGAGGTGGCCGTGTAATTGATCCAACTAACTACAGAAAATGGGATCCAGAATTAAAATATGTACGTCAATACATACCTGAATTAAAAGATGTACCAGATAAAGATGTTTTTAACTGGTATACCGCATATGAAAAATATCCTGATATAAAATATCCTGCTCCTATGGTTGATTATCATAAGAGAAAGGATGAATGGTATAAAATAACAAAGAGATGATCTAAATTACCGACATTTTCTTACTCTTAGATCCACCTTTTGATAATAAAGCAGCAAGTCTATCATCCAAAGACATTTCTTTTACTGGCTCTTCCTTCTTTGGCTCTTCTTTTTTGGTGTCTTCCTTCTTTGGTTGTTGAAATGGTTCGGGTGGAGTAAGCCTAACTTCTTTCTTGGTATCATCTTTCTTTACATCTTCTGCGAATTTAACATTCTTTTTAACTTCGGTTGACATTTGAGAATTTAACATATCTTTTATACTACTTCCTCCATTTCCATCAACAGACATGTTCTTCTCTGCTAAAAGTGCCTTTAGTTTATCTTCTAGACTTGCTTGAGTTTGAGATACTTGAACTTTTTGATCTTTTAATTTTTCTTGTTCATCCTTAATTCCTCTTTCAATTGTCTTTAAGAAACATCCCTTGAAATCATATGTTCCAGAATGGGTTAGATTACAACTTAAATCAACCCAGATTTCTCCATTCATTCCAATCCATCTCTTACAGAAAGCATAATCTTCACTTAAATATCTTTTAGAAATTGGATCAATTACACAATCAAAAAGAGCATAAAAGAAATCTTTATTTCCATGAACATCATATCCTCCTACATCATTTACATATTTTAAATTACTATATTCTTTTGCCATCTTTTCTAATACTATACGTTTAATCATCATAAATCCCGTTGCTGCATAGGCAACTTTCATAAATCCATTTTGAATTGGTACTTTTTGAGTACCATGATCATTTTCTGTAATAATATTAACAGCATAATCATAACAAGCTGGTTCAACAAATTCAGACGCAATAACACCTTCTTTTGCCATATTAGTTACTTTTTCCCAATTAATACCTTTTTTGGGATAACACCCCGCAATTACATCTTTATTTGCCATTAACATTCTTAATACATTTAATGGATTAAATGATATATCACTATCTACAAATAAAAGATGAGTATATTCTTGTTTTGCTAGCATTAATGATACATAGAAATTTCTGGCACGAGTAATTAAACTTTCATTACCAATTGTTAAAATATCTAATTTAATACCATTTGAATCACATAAACGTTGTAAGTTTAGGATACTTTGAGTATAACCTCTTAGCATTTGACCTCCATAGCAAGGAGTTGCTAAGAGTAGATTAAAACTTGGTTTTTCTTCCGACATATTAAAATTATATTTTTGTTTTTATATTGTTTTAAGTTTGAACAGTTGATTTATATGTTCCATTTTGACTTCCTTGGATTGTTAAAGATGGATATGTCCAGTACATATCAAAATTATTTTTCTTTAAAAAGTTATCCATAAAAAAATCAATTGGCCAATCCATACCAGTTGTATAAATTATTTTTTCAATATATAATGTAAATTTTTCAATACCTTTGTATGTCCAAATAAATGAATCCGTACATCTAGTTCTATTTATTTTATAAATATCAATATCTATATTTAAATTAGGATTACTAACTTCAAATGAACATCCACTTCCAAATGCGATACAATCAAAATCTCCTAATTTATTTATCAAAACATTTAATAAATGAATATTATTTTTAAAAATAACATCGCTTTCATAAGTGATAAATATGCCTTCTTTATAAGAACCAAGTATTCTTTTAAATATTATATAAAAATTCAAAAATAAAGAAATTTCATTCATTCTTAAATCACGATTATATTCTTTTTGTAAATCTATGTTATCGAATTTAATCATTGAAAATAATTTTTTATCCATATTATCAAAGTATGTTGGTAATGAATATTCAACAATATATGATGGAATAGAATTTTCATCAAATTGTTTCTTTAAAAAATCATATTTATTTTTTTCTTTTTCCTCATTTGTAATACAAATAATTTTTGATATTTTTTTATTATGAATAATACGTTTAATATCATTCGAAATTGTATCTATATTAATTTCAATATTTAATATATTTTTTTGATCTTCATTTATTATTTTAATATATTCAAGTTCTGTCATATTACACATTATTTGTATAAGTCCTCCAATTTCATTTTCATCTCTAAGATGTAAAATTCTATCAATATTAAAATAATCTCCAATTCTTTTATTTCCCCAATAAACAGGAATTACATTTGCTAAAAGTGGATTAATTATTTTTTCTGTAATATATGCATCTTCTTCTGAATTTTCAAAACATATCACAAATTTATATTCAGACATTTTTTTAATTAAATCTTTAGAATTATAATCACCTGGAAATGATCCACCAGTATTATTTTTATATGTTCCAAAATGATCTATTTTTTTATATTTTTCTAATTCTTCTATAAATTTATTACGTATAACTCCATTTGGATTACTAATAAATGTACAACAGAATTTTTGTGGTACTATGTTTATTTTTTTAGTAAATTGAATTGAATTACAATACATATATGGAACAAATAGAGGACAATGAATTATATTTTTATGACTTCTAGATCCTTTTAAAACGGCAGTATATTTATCACCAACAGGACATCTTGATTCTCCAGAAAATAAAAATGAATATTTCCAATTTTTAACATCAATTACAGAATTACCAAATATAGATTCACATAAAATATCTGCTTCATCTATATTAGAAATTTCAATATTACAAAAAAACACTTTTTTAAATAAATTTATAAAAAATTTACTACAAATAGGATTTTCATTAGATATAAATCCATCCCAGAATCCATTAAAAAATATTTTCATAATATAACAATTATTTATATTTTTTTATATTAATAATTGTATGGGTATTGAGAGATTTTTTAAATCTATAAATTCGATATATTCTAATGAAATAATAAGAAATATAAATGTTAATAATAATATAACTCATTTTTATTTTGATTTTAATTCAATCATACATAAGGTATCAAATAATATTGCAAATAAATTAAATGATCTATTATTATATTCACTAATTTATAAATATTCAGATAAAAGTTATATGGATAAAGATATTTTAGTTACGGAATATGCACATACAAATAAGTTTTTTGAGTTTGAATTTACAGTACAAAATTTTTATGAAAATGTTAAAAATGTAAATCTTGTAGATATTGTTATTAAACATATAATAGATGATATTAAAACATATTTATCATTTTATCCAGCTTGTAAATTTTTATATATAGCGATAGATGGTGTACCAAGTGTTGGTAAAATGATTGAACAACAAGATAGACGTTACAAAGGATATATCATGGGTGCTATACAAAATAAATTACGTGAAAAATATTATCAACAATTAAATATAAAAAATTTTAATAATAATTTGTATAATGAGTTGGAATATATGGAGCTTAAATTTTCATTTGATAAAAATACTATATCTCCTGAAACAAAATTTATGGTTAAATTAGTTAATATCTTGAATAATTATGATTTTAAAGTTAAAACAATTATATCAGATTTTAATGAACCTGGAGAGGGTGAAAAGAAAATTATTAAACATATTAAAAAAGAATTAACACAATCAGATAAAATAATTATATATTCTCCAGATGCCGATATGATTATTATGACGATGATATTACCAAATTTCATATATATATTACGTCATGAACAAGCAGATTCAACAGATGCTATAATTGATATTCAATCAATACGTAAATTTTTTAGTCCAGTAAA